CCGGCCAATATTGTCTCCTGACTCCCCCGAGATATTTGCCCCGGTTTCTGGAAATGTTAATCTCAAATGTGGTGCATGTTTGTCTTTTATCCACCCGCCACGAAACTCGACCGGGAGATACTGCATGAACATCCGAGCTTTATAAAAAAGGGATTTGGGTGCACCGATCTTATCGACATATTCTTCTTTGCGACTACCAAACCCGATTCCCATACCTTCGTAGAATAAACACAAGGTGCAGGCAAAAGCCACCGTTAGCCATGACATACCCATATCGCGACTTTTCTCAATCAATCCTGGTTCGCGGCCTTTCCATTTGGCCATCAGCCATTCGAGACATTCAATTTGTTTCGGGAAGAGGATGAATGGGATGACTGCCGGTAACCCAAGTTCTACATTTCGGGGATCGACTGTAACCCCCCAATCACAGATAAACCTTGCTGGGTTGTCTTTGTAATAGGCTTTGAGTGCAGGAATGACCGAAGGATTCTTCCTGATCCGAGACAGCATTTCGGCCCGACGTTGGAATATCGCCACATAGTCTGGGTTCTTCCAATCAAACTCAAAAGGAAGTGGGGCGCTCACATTCCCTCAATCAAACTTTGGTATTGCTTAGATGCTTCAATGGGGTCAACGCTGGTGATTTTGATCTCTTGCTGAATAGGACCACCACCGACGCCGGTATGTTCAACTCTATCCCGGAATGCCTGGACGTTGACGTGCTTGCCGATCAATTCAAGGTTTTTGGTTTTGTCTGGCCATTTGATTTTTTTGAGCATCCCGGCGATTACTTTGTCATCGCCTTTCCCAGCAAACATCTCCACCACTTCAAAACCCGAAATGAATTGCCGCCATATCTTCGGCCATTCCCGAATGGATTTTATTGAACCATCATCCTCGAGAATATCCAGTGCATCCATCTCATCTATTTCCCGGAGTCTAGTCAGAACGTAATTGGCGTCAACCTTGGTTTCTTTCCCCCGTTCCTCCAATGCAATCTTAATCCGCTCCGAAACCTTAATATGGCTTAACAGATTACAACCAATCACTTCGGCGGTCGCAACACTATACCCCGCACGGATAGCAGCCTGGGTAGCATTAAGGTCAATAAGATACTCCCTGACGAAACATTCCTGTTTGTTGGTTAGTTTCCTTGTGGAAGTATCTTTGTTAACTTTATGATTTGAAACGGATTGTTTTGTTTTGGACTTACTGCCAACAGGCCTGCCTCTCTTAATGGGATTAGCAGGGGGTTGAATGGGGTTCTTGCAGGGGGATTGACGGACCATGATATTCTGTTTTAGTTGAGTTTATGGGTTTCTTTATGATGGAAATTACCGGGATTTTATGGATATGAATTAATAGAGATATAAATGTTATGGTGGGGCAAATCAAGTTTACCCTGTTTAAAAGCTACTATTATTTAAATTTAAATAAGATTTTTGTTGAGGTTTGTTATTGGATAGGCTATAAAAAGACATAAGAAAAAATTAGGGAATTTAAAGGGAGCTGACCATGATCGGAATTCAAGAAAACCTCCAAGAAGTAAAAAGGTTGGAATCTTTGATCGAAAGCCATTGTATGGCTGCGGATTTTGTAAAAGGTAAAAATATATATCTTGTGATTTATCCCAACGGTATGTTCCCTGAAGGAGCACAAGTAAGGTATGAAAAAGGCGGTAAAATTGTGGCCTTAAAAAGGTTGTTGAATGCCATGGAAAGACATTGGATTTCAAACGGAATTAATTAAGGGATTTGAAACAAACCAGCCTGGGAGGACAAGAAAATGAAAAATCTCAATTTGGTAATGAATGAGTTGAGTATATCAAACAAGGCTTTTTCAAAAACCGTCATTGCTCATAACAGTCTAAAGTTGGCCTTCGAAATCATGCAGGAGGCTTTTAAACAAGATTTGAATTCAATGTTAAATGATAAAGATGTCTCCATTGAAGAAGCCTCCCGTCTGGCGGTTGCTGCCGATGATGATATTCGCGAACTTTTCAATTTCACTTTGTTTGGACGTGAATAATTAATTTCAAACCGGGAGAAACGAATGACCAGAATCAATGTAGTAGACCCAGCCGAAATATGCGATCAACAGCTTATTGCCGAATGGCGTGAGTTAACCAGAATCCCCAATGGGATTGTTGCCGGCAAATATGTGGTTGATCTTTCCCAAATACCCAAACAATATACCGTCAGGACAACGGACAATCCCAATGGCGGCAAGGGGCACATGAAGTTCTTCTTTAACAAGCTCAAATACTTGTTCGAGCGGTATGAATCAATCCGGGGTGAATTGGCCCAAAGGGGTTTTGAAAGGCGAAGTATGTGGCCGGTTGATTTTGATTTCTCGACAATTGGTTTATGGGGTGATTATGTTCCGACCCCGGAAGCCAAGGAATTGAATAGGAAACGAATTGCTGAGATGTTTCCCGCTAAAGCCCGATATGCAGGGGAGAGGTTGTAATCATGACCACAAATCAACTCATTGAAAAACACATCAACCAGATAAACAAACTCGCTTGGTCGTTTGCAAAGACCACCGGGCAGGATTTCGATGACTTGAAATCGGTAGGAACTTTGGCTATGATCAAGGCCATTAAAAGTTTTGATGATCAGAAAGGAACGCAGCTTTCAACCTTAGTCCACATCTCGGCAACCAACGCCATGGCCAGCTATTGCAAGAAACAAACGAAAACCCCGGTGATTGATGAGCCAATAGAGGTTAAGTCCAAATATGTTTGTCAAACAAGGAGACATGAATTTTTGGATACCTTGGCCTCTTTGGGAAATGAGGCAAAACAAATCTGCAAGATAATCTTTGCGGCTCCGGGTGAAGTGTTGAATATTGCGGTTGACGATTCCCCTTTCAGGGTTCTTTTTGAAGCACCGGGGGAAGTGCTGGATGCAATTCAAAATGAAAGCCCATGCAAGGCGCGTATAATGATTAAACAGTACATGGCTGATTTGGGGTATACCAAGGATGAGATAAAACTTGGTATTCGCGAAATTCAAGAATCTTTTGTTTTATAAAAAGGGGTTGGTATGAAAACGATAATCAATTACTTCAAAGAAATCATAAAAGAATTCATTCGCGAAAGAGAAGATAAAATTTTTCAAGAAGGCTTTGAATTTGCCATGTCAATGTACTACCTCTATAGTAGGCCGGTTTCTGAAATTGTTGAGAAAATCAGCAAAAAGCCGGACAGTTTCGACATGGGGATTTTATACGCAATCAGAATGATCAACAGGGAGGATTAAAATGGCTGCACCAACAAAAACACAAAAAGCAAAAGCCAAATTTTGCGCCGAAGTTGAAGCATTTGGTTTGGTTACCGATTCACGGGGAAATTACAAATTCATTTGCGCCTTCACCGGGCGGCTGTTCAGGATAAAAATTCAAACCAACAACTGGCGGATGGAAGTTCACTCTCAAGTAACCGGGGATTGGACCCGGGTTGGCGGCGACTATTACATCAACGGCTTGGGTTTATATTCGCGTCGTCTGAAAGATTGCAAGCAGGCTTAATTGCTCAATTAAAATGAACGATCGCGAAGAAAAATTAAAAGCCAGTTGTGTTGAAGAAATAGAGAGGGTTATCGCCTATTTTGGACACACAAAACAACGCATTATCCCGTGGCCAAATATCGTTTTTACCTTAAAAGGGGTATGTGCAGGTAAATGTCAAATCCGTAAAAAGTGCATAAACTTAAACCTTGCATTGCTTTTACAAGAATGCTCAAAGTTTCTGAATAGAACCCCCGGTCATGAAGCGGTCCATTGGGTAGAATTTTATCTTTATGGTTCTTCAAACCACGGGAAAAGATGGAAGAGCCTTATGAATGAAATAGGTTTAGATAATTCGCGCTGTCACGATTATGATTGTTCAAAAGTCAGGAGAAAAACAAAAAAGTATGATTACAAATGCAGCTGCACAACCTTTTCTATAAGCGCAATCAGACACGGAAAAATCTTGAAGGGAAAAACTTACCGGTGTTTAAAATGCAATCAAAAAATTATTTTAGTTGAATAATCATGCAACTTCGTCAACTGATAAAATCAGACCCCGATTATACCATGGCTGCCCTCCTTCATCTTTTTGGGGAGGGCAAGTTATTCCATTGCACTGAAAAGCAGTTGCTCAAAATACTCGCAAAACAATATGAAACAACGGGGTTTTTATCCGACAGTCAGTTGATGGCGGCAAGCAGAATCCTCCCGAAATATCATGACCACCTGCAGGGGTTGGAAGTCAAAAGCAAGGTTGAATCAGCCCCTGCCGTGGGTGAACCCAAAAGCAATTTCACAAAAACCGCTTGGCTGGCTGGGGATCTGATCAGATTGAAGTCAAATGATCCTGCCGATGCCATCAGAACCAAACAACTTTTCAATCGTCGATATTCTCAAAAAAACGATTCTTATTCATGTCAATTTACCCTTGACAACATGCTTTTTCTAAAAGAGTGGGGGTTTTCTTTTGAGCGGGAATTGAGGAGAAAATCGCGAAAGGTTTTCAGAAAAGCAAAACATATTACCGGTGAAATAGAAATTCCCGGCCTTCCTGGCGAATTGCGGGACTACCAAAAAGAAGGGGTCAACTTCCTGGAAGCCAAAAATGGCCGGGCTTTGATTGCCGATGAAATGGGGCTTGGGAAAACCGTCCAGGCCCTTGCCTATTGTTTTTGGAAAAAAGAAGAACGCCCAATCCTGATTGTCACGACTGGCGGGTCCAAACTCAATTGGCGGAATGAAGTAAAAATTTGGTTGCCCGGGTCTTCCATCTTTTTTTGCAAAGGAAGAAAGCCAACCACAAAAAAAATATCGGCTGATGTCGTCATTATCAACTATGAGATTTTGAAGGGCTGGGTCGACCTTTTGCTTGAAACCAATTTCAAGATATTAATTGGTGATGAGATTCATTATATTAAAAATCCAAGTACCGACCGTTCAAAAGCCTTTACGCAACTCGGAAAATCAATTGAAAAATTCATTGCAATGTCGGGCACCCCTTTGGATAACCGCCCAATCGAATTATACGCCTCTGTAAGCCTGCTTGCTCCTTGGCTCTTCCCTTCCTACTGGGATTACGCAAAACGCTATTGTGGAGCCTTTGAAGGGCCGTGGGGGTGGGATGTAAGCGGCAAGTCACACCTGGATGAATTATTCGACAAACTTGGATACACAATGATCCGCCGCAAAAAAGCCGATGTGCTTACTGAATTACCCGAAAAAGTCCGCTCAGTCATCCCGATTGAATATGATGAGGCCATATACAAAAAGGGGTTGAAAGAATTTCAGGCCTGGAAAGATCGGGAATGGAAGAGGGATGAAGACGGCGATATGATGTTGTATGAACGGAACCCGGCTGCCGCCATGGTTGAAATTGAAAAATTGAAATTCTCTGTTGCCAAAAGCAAGATGAAATCGGTTTGTGAATGGATTGAGGAATATCTTGAAAATGAAGATAAATTAGTTGTTTTTTGTGAGCACAGGGAAATCCAGGAAATTTTGTTGGCGAAATTCAAGGGAATATCTGTTCATTCCAAAGAAAAAACATCCGTTTATGAATTTCAGAAATGCGTTACCTGCGGAGTTCCGCAAGATAAACACAAAACCAATCCTGATGCCTGCGATGAATACAAACCAAACCTGAAGGCGAAATTGTTTATTGCCGGCCGGGATGCCATTGAGGCCGTTACATTGACGGCAGCGCGGGCCACTTGCACAATTGAATTTTGGTGGGTTTGGGCAAAGCATGCACAAGCAGAAGATCGAGTTCATCGGATTGGTCAGGATCATGATTCGGTAACGGCTTATTATTTGGTGGCTGATGGAACCGTTGAAAATGACATCATCAAAATTTTAGATAAAAAGCGCGCAATCGGGGATGCAAGCCTAGATGGGGTTCAGACAGCCAAAGATGATATGTTGGCTGGTTTGATGGCGATTTTGGTATAATAAAACAAAAACTATTGGGAGATAGAAAAATGATTATCAACGATAAATCAGGAAACAAAAAAGTATTTTTTGGAACAGGTTTGTTGCGACTTTGTTGTAATACAGTCAAACTTTCAAATGGTTTCAAAGGAGTTGCTTTATTGATTTTTGGTAGTTGTCAATTTGTTGAGCCAGGAACAAAAACTAGTGAAAAATTACCGCCAGAAAACGCTGAAATAGCTTTATTTTTTGAAAACAAAGAAGATTTAAAAACATTAAAAGATGCAATTTCACATTTAGATACAATTTTTGAAAAAGGAACCTGCGAATGGAAAATAGAAACCAAAAATTACACTAAAAATTTGAATAGGTATTTAACGGGTTGTGGTGAATTATGGATGGATTTTTGTGAACATTCTGTTGCCGAAGATATGAAATTTTGCCCTTGTTGTGGCAAAAGGATGCTTTTTATAAATTTTAATCATGATTGACATCCTCAAACTATACCGAGACTTCAACATTGAATATCGGGATCAAGGACACAAGCACTGCCGTCAAGGTTGGGTGCAAATTGAGTGCAATTTTTGCACAGGAAATCCAGGCTACCACCTCGGTTATTGTGTTGATTCTACCAGTAAATTTGCCGGCAGCTTTGTTTGTTGGCGTTGCGGTGGTCACAGTACTTTTAAAGTCCTTCGAGAAATTCTAAAACGTGGCCTAGATGTTAAAGAAATAATAAAAAGGTATAGGGTATCGGGTTATGCCGGCCCTTCAATACAGACCGAAATCAGGCTTGTAAAATCGGCCTTCAAATACCCCACCGATACCGGCCCACTTCA